AGTACTATGATTCTAGAAAAAATATATTAGACATAGAAAGAAATACATTATTTTTATTATCAGAAGAATTATTAAGATTTAAAAAAGAAAAAAGATTAAAAGATTTTAATGATCTTCTAGAAGATTTTATAGCTAAAGATATTAATCCTTCTTTTGAAGTTTTATTTATTGATGAAGCACAAGACTTATCTTTAATACAATGGGACATGGTTAGAAAACTTTGGACTAATTCCAAGAAAACATATATCGCAGGAGATGATGACCAAGCTATATTTAAATGGGCTGGGGCAGATGTAGATCACTTCATAGCATTAAAAGAAGAAGTCAATGATATTAAAATATTAGATCAATCTTATCGTATACCTGGTGGACCTATACATGAACTATCACAAAACATAATAAACAAAGTACAGAATAGATTTCAAAAAGAATACAAACCTAGAGATGAAATAGGATTATTAAAAAGATATTCTGATATAACACAGGTAGATATGAGTGAGGGAAATTGGTTAGTACTATCCTCTGCGAACTATTTTTTAGATGATGTTAAAAATTTATGTGAACTACAAGGGTGGTATTATCAATATCGTGGACAAAATTCTATACCCTTAAAATTATTATTGGCTTTAAATAATTGGGAATCATGGCGTAAAAATGAATCGTTAAATCATTTAGAAATTAAAAATATTTATGAGTATCTTGGATCAAATGTATTAGTAGGCTTTCAAAAAGGAAAGACACTACATTCTGATTCTAAATATACATTAAAAGAATGTATAGATAGTCATGGGCTAATTACCGATAAAGTTTGGTATGATTCATTCGAGGGTCTCGATACGATGACCGAGAATTACATTCGTAACATGAGGGCGAATGGAGAAATGATAAATAAAAATCCTCGTATTAAAATGTCAACTATACATGGAGCGAAAGGAGGAGAAGCCGACAAAGTATTACTTATGCAAGACCTAACTAATGCAGCTTTAGAAACTTTTAGTTATGATCCAGATGAATTACATAGATTATTTTATACTGGTGCTACGAGAGCGAAGCGTGAATTGCATGTGTTAGATCCTAAAAACTTTGATAGGGCTTATATATTATGAAAACATATAAAAAATTAACAAAAAAAGGAATCATTAATAATAATGTTAAACTTGGTGAATTACAATCATTGTTTAAACAAGTAGGAGGATCTCATTATAAAAAAATGGTGATACAACCTGCTGAGTTCATCAATAAAAATAAGTTGCTTTTTGCAGAGGGCAACGCTATAAAATATATCTGTAGACACAATCACAAAGGAGGAGGAGAAGACGTGAAGAAAGCTATACACTATTTAGAAATGATATTAGAAAGGGATTACTCATGAGAAATACACAGATGCCATTGTTTGCACCTGAAACTGAATGGGTTGCACCACATGAACTAAAAGATTTATCAGGCTATAAAGAAGTTGCTATTGATTTAGAAACTTGTGATCCACATTTAATGACCCTTGGGTCAGGTAATGTTACAGGAAAAGGACACATTGCAGGCGTTGCCGTAGCCGTAGAGGGTTGGTCTGGCTATTATCCTATTGGACACGAAGGTGGTGGTAATATGGATAAAAAACTAGTGTTACAATGGGTTCAAGACTTAGTTAACCAAGAGAAAACTACATTTATATTTCACAACGCTATGTATGATGTTTGTTGGTTAAGATCTGCAGGTATAAAAATTAGAGGTAAGATTGTTGATACTATGATTGCAGCATCTTTAATTGATGAGAATAGAATGTCTTATGCATTAAATACTTTAGCTAAATTTTATGTAGGTATTGGTAAAGATGAGAAGGTACTACAAGAAGCAGCTAAAAGTTATTCGGTAAATGCTAAAGCAGAAATGTATAAACTACCTGCAATGTATGTAGGAGAATATGCCGAGAGAGATGCTGAAGCTACCTTAAAGTTATGGCAAAGATTAATTGTAGAATTGCATAACCAAGAACTTATGGATGTATTTAACTTGGAAACTAAATTGTTTCCTTGTTTAGTTGATATGAGATTCAAAGGTGTAAGAGTTGATCTTGAACATGCAGCTGGATTGAAGAAAAAACTAATAGTGAGAGAGAATAAAATCCTTAGTAAAATCAAAGAGTTAACAGGTATTGATGTAGAAATACATGCAGCTCGAAGTATCGCTAAAGCATTTGATAAGTTAAAATTACCATATGATAGGACTGAAAAAAGTAATGAGCCTAGCTTTACTAAAAACTTTTTACAAAACCATCCACATGAATTGGCTAGATCTATTGCAGATGCAAGAGAGATTAACAAAGCCCATACAACTTTTATAGATTCTATTACTAAACATGCACATAAAGGTAGAATTCATGCAGACATAAATCAAATACGATCAGACCAAGGTGGTACTGTTACCGGTAGATTCTCTATGAGTAATCCAAACTTACAGCAAATACCAGCGAGGCACCCGGAGATCGGACCGATGATTAGATCTATATTTATTCCAGAAGAAAAAACTGTTTGGGGATCGTTTGACTACTCACAACAAGAACCTAGAATTTTAGTGCATTATGCTAAGTTACAAAATTTAGATGGTGTTGATGAAATTGTAGACGCATACAATAAAGGAGATGCAGATTTCCACCAAGTAGTAGCAGACATGGCAGGGATAGAACGTAAACAAGCGAAGACTATTAATTTAGGTCTTATGTATGGAATGGGTAAAAATAAATTAATGGCAGAACTAGGTTTAATGAAAGAATCTGCAGAAAAATTGATTAGGCAGTATCATACAAAAGCCCCATTTGTTAAACAGCTCATGGATAATGTATCTAGAAAAGCCAATGATAGAGGTAAAATTAGAACTTTAGGAGGTAGGGCATGTCATTTTGACCTATGGCAACCTACACAGTTTGGTATATTTAAACCTTTACCACTAGAGATGGCCAGAAAAGAGTATGATGAACCTTTAAAACGTGCATTTACTTACAAAGCATTAAACAAATTAATACAAGGATCGGCAGCAGATATGACAAAGAAAAGTATGGTAGCATTGTATGAAAATGGTATAATACCACACATACAAATTCATGATGAGGTAGATATCTCTGTTGAATCTGATGCTAAAGCTGAACAAATAATTGAAATAATGGAATCAGCTGTTGAGTTAAAAGTACCCAACAAAGTTGATTATGAACAAGGCAGTAATTGGGGGGAGATTAAATAATGGCTTATTTAAACGCAAACATTCCTACTACTTACGCACAAATTAGAAGGGAGTATTTATATGATTGTAAAAAACATCACGGAGAAGTTGAAGGCTGTATTATATTCGGTATCACATCTATGGGGGGACGTGCAATATTATTTCACGCTCTTATGGAGAACGGTGCAATATTTTATCGCTTACCAATTGCGGCTTTTATTCAATGTGGTTATGAACCGGAAGCTGTTCCACATAGACGACTTGATGAACTTGAGCTTTGGAATTCTTTTAGTTATTATCCTACTGTTACTACTTGGTCTATCTTAAGCGCGGCATCGGGTAAATACATAGGTAAAGATAAGAAATGGCATACAGGTAAATATTTATTTACAGTTGACTGGGCACACCCAGATGCTAATATGCTAGATACTGATCACTCAGAGATCCCACACGAACATAAGTGTGCACACATTATCGCCTTAGATGATGGAAATTATGCGGCTCAACCCAACAACAGATGTATTTGGGATCTGCCTTCATTCACCGTAAAAGATAATATACCTGATTGGAAAGTTCAAACAAATGAATGGAACGTAGAAGATTCTGGTAAATGGAAAACACAAGACACCGACAATTTCTTTTATGAAATCGAGGAAAAAAAATGAGGAATTTAAATTATGAACATTGCAGATCTATTCAAAAAGAATTTTGTCTTGATACCAGTTATAGCTTCTGTGTTGTTCGGGACGTTTACAGGCGTTAAGTACGTCGTTAATCTTACAGACACCATCAATTCTAATCAAATCCAAATAGTAAATCTTAAAAGAGATTTAACTGTAGCAGAAGAAAAACTTTCAGATCAAAACACAAGACTATCATCAGCTGAAGCAACGTGGCAGATGGCAGAGAATATGTATCGAGTGCTCTCTGACCAGGTACGGGAACACGACTATGATATTAAGGATTTAAGTAGGTAATGTATGGAGATTCTCAGGATGGATTACAAATTCACTGCACTATTAATTGTAATGCTTACATTGCTAACTTTGTTTGCAAAACCTGCATATCCAAGAAACGATTATCTAACTAATGGAACCAACTCATGCAGAACTGGTGAAGTCGATGTCAGAATCCAAACAGAAAACAGAGACAATGACTACAGACACAATTCTTTCACTAATAATTATGATAGTAATAGTGATAATGATAGTCTTAGTGTAACGTACAGACATTACATAGGCACAGCTTGCACTAAACAATTTAGACAAGTGCAGCAAGAAAACATGGAACTAAAACAGCAGTTGGAATTAATGAAAATGTGTGGTAGGGTCAATAGCAATCCTAGTCTTGCACAGAATGAAAACTTTAGATTATTAGTATCAAAATGTACTGGTGTAACTCCATCAAGTAATAGAAGTAGACCAGAAAATTCTGGAAGTCTTTGGGATGAATTAAAAGATGAATACAAAAAAGAAAATCCAGGAATCACCTTAATGGGTGATAAATTTTTAACATTACCTGTGCCTACAAATGATTGACAAATTTATATATAAATGTTGTAGTATAGCTGATTGTTATATTGAGTGGGTAAATAAAATATTTGAATCTAAACCAAAGAAAAAAAGAAATGTCAAGAAAAACTAATACATGGATGATAGGATTGTTAGGTACAATTCTAATGGGACTTAGCACGTGGGGTGTAATTACACTAGTAGAACTGCAAGTTTTAATTATGATGTTTCAACAAGAGCTGATGGATCTTGACAAAGTTATTGGTAGGATATATCACCATATGGATAGATTATCTCAAAGATGAATAAAAAAACTAAAACTAAAAGAAAGAAAATTAGTCTTACATTTAAAACAGAAGTTGTTAATGGTAAGTGTCCTACGTGTGAAGAGTACACAGCTTTAGTAGGGTTAACTAACGAGTACTATAGATGTATTACTTGTGGTGCAGATTTAGAACAACATGTTAATGGTAAAATTAGTTATCTTCCTATAATGGCATCGCCAACAGATGGGGCTAAACATTTTGTAAAAGAATGGAAAAAAGACAATGGCTAAACAAAATTTTTCGTTATACACGCCTCGTGATAAACCTAAGAAAAGACCTGGAAAACATAAGAAATCTCTCTCAAAATCTGAAAAGAATAATAATAGAAATAAAAAATATCAAGGCCAAGGTCGTTAGTGATCAAAGTTTTTTTAGTGATGTATATGTGCAGCACTACACCAGGTAATAACTGTTTAGTTGTTCCAACTCCAATAGAAGAATTTCCAGACGTATTTGAATGTACAAGATATGGTTACATTTATTCCAATGATATTATGAAAACATTAACAAGAGAATTTGTTAATAAATATGGAGCCCATACTAGATTTGTATGTGAAAAAAAACAAACAGTTTAATACAACTACAACTAGAATTGTGTTTCTATCGTTCCAAGTATGTTCTTAAATTACAACTAGAAGTTTAAGTTTGTCCGTTCCAAGAAAGGAACGAACAAACAAAAGGTGTGAGAAGAGATCTAATTTATATATTAAAAATTATTTTCTTGCAACCCTTGTTTTGTTGGTATAACTTCCCATATATTAAGTTAATAACAATTAATAAAGAAAGAGATAAACATGGCAGATCCGTTAAAGTTTAAGTCAGTATCGGTTTCGATTTCGACTTATGAAAATTTAGAGTTTCTCAGTAAAGGTAAAATTACCGATGCTGATTTAACAATAAGTAAAACAATAGAAAGTTTAGCAAAGAAAGAAAGTAAAA